GAAACTTACGTTTCTAGGTGCTATTTCTTGGTGGGCGCGGGTGGATTCGAACCACTATTCTTTCGGCCTGTCCATTCCTGCCGTGTCAGAAAATGCAGCATTCAAGCCACTTTTCGAGCACGGCACGGAACGCGCGATGCACCGCCGGAACGGCTCGAACATTAAAAGTGGGTTGCAAAGTGGGTTATTTTTCGGGGCACGGCGCGTACTCGGACAGCACGCCGGAGACGGCCTGCGCGGTGGCGTCATCGCGGCCGGTGACGGCGTGGGAGTACCAGCCGTAGGTGTCCATGCTCTTGCTGTGGCCCACGATGCGGCGCAGCTGGGCGGGCGGCACGGCGTCCTCGATCATGCTCACAAAGGTGTGCCGCAGCTCGTACAGGCTGACCGGCGGGTCGATGCCGTTGCAACGCTGGTAGAACTTCCAGTAGTTGTACAGGCTTTGCTGGTTGGACAGCAGAAACAACGGGTCATCATCCCGCAAGGGGCGTTCCTCTTCCTGCGTGCGCTGCTGCATCTGGGCGCGGATCTCGGCCACAGCCAGAGGGTGCAGCACCACCGTTCGGATGGCATTCTCGTTCTTGCCGCTGGTCTCTTCGTTCTGGCGGTTGATAGCCCGCCCGATGTGCACTCGGTCACCATCCAGATCGCCCACGCGCAGGCCCAGCAGTTCACCAGGGCGCAAGCCGGTCATGACCGCGATGCGGTAGGCGTGCACATTCTCATCCTGCTCCACTTTTCCACGCACCACACGGGTGTCTGTGGATAAAAGCACCCGCAGACTGTCCGGCTGCAGGATCTTCCGGCCTTTCAGGCGGGCACCCTTCGGAACGGTCAGGTCCTCGTCCTCCGGGCGCAGGGAGGTGTATTTATGCTGGCGCGCCCACTTGACAAAGGCCACCTCCACGCCACGGATGCCCTGCAGCGTTTTGCGGGACAGGTTGCCCCGGCTCTTGCGCTTGCTGTCCGGATTCAGACAGCCTTCCTTATAGGAGCGGTTCAGCACGTCCTGCAGCATGCCGGTGGTCAGGTCGCCGATGCGCCGCGCACCGATCACCGGCAGGATGTAGTTGCGCCCGAACTTCTCCACCTGCTCGATGTTGCTGGTGCCACCCGTGGCTTTGACCGAAATCATGTACTCGGCCCACACGTCTGCGCAGCGTTTTGTGGTGCTGCTGATGCCCTCGTCCAGCCAGACGTCCGCCTTGCGGTTCGCTTCGCGCTGGCCTGTCCGGCCGGGCTTAGTGCTGGTAAAGGTGCGGCGCACGCCGTCCTTCTGCACCTTGATCTGCCAGCGGTTCTGGTTCGGCAGCCAGACCGCTGTATTCGTTCGCAATCCCATAAAAATACACCTCCATGGGTACACTTTGACAAGCCTGCCCGGAGGTGGTACAATAACAGTTGCTTAGGCTGGTATTGTTCCTCGTGAGCAAGCCACTCTTTGACGCCCTACCGGTTGCCGCCGGTGGGGCGTTTTTGTTTATACATCTTCTAAGGAATTACTTTCGGCAAGGGCAAAAAGCTCTGCGCTCGCCTCGCCGAGCTCTGTTTTTTGCGCATCACTCATGTATTGCAGAAACGGAACAAATGCCTGGTGGTATTTTTCTGCCCAACCTTTCTTTGCCTTTGTTGTTTTCAAGCTCCTGATTTTAACACTGTATTTTTCCGCTGTGCGGTGAATGATCTCATTCACCGCCGCTTCCCGGAATACAGGATTCTGATATTTCTTCAGATCAGCAGTTGCGCTCACTGGTGCACCATACCTTTTGCATTTTTCCAGTTCCAGCAGTCGCCCAACGCAAAAGTCGTATCTCATAAAGAACGTGGCCGGGTCTGTTGTTGTTTCAAGGATTCTTGCACTCTCTCGCGCCTGTTTTAGGAACTGCGGAGCCAGAATCTTTGCGTTTTTCCGAGAATCAACCAGATCCATCTCACCCATCCATTCAGGGTTGGGTGTATAAATTTGCTTTGCATCATCAGAATCTTCGGCATCGCCTTGCAGATACCCGTCTTTGATGCCCTTTGCAGTTCCGTGGATCATGCTGAAAATCGAGAGTGCAACCCAAAAGACGACAACGCCGCAAACGAAAGACATCCCAAGTCCACAAGATGCTGATGCGATAAAGAACCCAAGACATCCAACCGCAAGACTGATAAAAACAAACTTTATCGGAACATTCAGGCCAGTCTTTCCGGAGGGCATCTTTGACGCAGCTCCTCCAATCGCTCCTGCTCCACGGAAAACGGCATCAATGCTCTTGTGTACTGTTTTATTGCCAGAATGCTTCCGGTGCCATTCTTTGCGGCCATAGGGAGAAAGTTTTTTACCCATACATTTCCTCCTCGGTTAAGTCTTCATTTTCCTTGTAATAGTAGTAAGCACGCCGGACATATTCCTCCGTGGTGTCCAGGAGCTCCGCAATCTCATCGGCATCACGGCCCTGCTTCAGCAGGTCGAACAAGACCTGTTTCGGAATAGCATGCCGGATATACCAGTGATCTGCCCGCACCTCATGCCGCTCCACAATATCAAACGGAGTGGCCATGGAATAAAATCCGCCATACAGGCAATGGCCGAGCTCATGCCCGATTCGTGCCTGCTCTTCTGCATAGGTGCAGGGTTTGGAGTTGTCCAGCCCGATATAACACGCCCCATTGACTTCCGTTGACATGCTGCCAATGATCGGCATTGGGTAGCGCAGGACTTCCACATGATTTTCGGCCGCAACTTTATAAAAGTCAGCCCTTGTTCCCATTTGCATCCCGCTCCTTTATGAACCGGACAAACTGCTTGACCTCTTCATACTGGGCATCCGTCACGGGGCCGCCGCCAAAGAGAGCAAACTTAATATCATCCTCCGAAACCCCACCGGCACGCCCGGCGGGGCTTTTTTGTTCGCCGATCAGGTCATTCACCGACACTCCGAAGTAGGCCGCAACCTTCGCGAGGGTATCGCCAGAAGGAACAGCCCCTGTATTCTTCCATTTCGTGACGGTCGAGTTGCTCAAACCAATTTCTTTTGCGGCACGGCTGCAGCTCACGCCCTTTTCTTGGCACAGTTCACTGTATACGTCATAAAACACAATTTTCAACGCCCCTTTTTGTGCAGAGCGCCAAATCTAACCAAATTCAGAAAATTTCATTGACTTTCTAACCAAATTCAGATATCATAGTGTCACAGTTGAATCCGGTTAGCAAACAAGCCCGGAATCAACTGAATGGCTCAGGCTAGAATTTGCGCTGGATAATTGTTAGCACCATCATCTTACCGCAAATTCTAACCAAAGTCAAGTTTTTAAGCTGAAGGAGGTTAGAATTGTATGCCTGCACAATGGACAGGTGAGCTTGTTGGAAAAATGCACAACGCCGGTGTCACCGGCAAAGAGCTGGCCGCACAGTTGGGAAAGAACCCGAAATACATTTCCCAGGTGCTGAACGGCCACTACGAGCCCAAGAAGGCAGAGCGCGAATTCAATGCCGCACTCTCTGCCATCATTGAAGGCCGTCAGGAAAAGGAGGACTGACCCATGGCAAAGAAACAGTTTCTGAAGCTCCGGCGGCTGGCCGAGGATCAGGACATCACCACGGATGAGCTGGCCGCAAAGGCGGGCATCGTGCCCCGCACGCTGCGCAAGCGCTTTGCCGCGCCGGAGAGCTGCGGCACATGGAACTGGGAAGAGATCACCGCCATTTGCAGGGAGCTTCACATCCCGCAGGAGCAGATCGGAGAGTATTTCTTCCCGAAGGTTGAGAAAGGAGCATAAACATGAAGGCAAAACTTTACATCAACAGTGAGGAATCGACCATCAGGATTGAAGGGGGCACCAATGAGGTGCTGAATCTTCTGGTGGATGCGATCGCGCAGATTCTGAAAGGTTATTTCCCGCACAATTTCGAGAAGCAGATGGCGTGGGTGTCCGGGCTTCTCTACGGCACGATCCGCGAGCTGAAAAAGGAGAATGACGATGAAGATTAAATCCACTGTCTGGCAGGTGCTGGCCGCCGGGAGCTTCGGCGCGGGCCTGCTGTATGCCCTGGGCATCGAGGGCACTGCGCAGGTGGGCGGTACCATCTCGGACAGCCAGTTCATCACCGCCATGGTGCTGATCCTGCTGGCGCTTTTCCTGATGCGGCTGGGCTTTGCCGCTGAGGCGCGGGAGCGTACCGAAAAGCGCAAGGTGCACAAGCCCCAGCGCAACACCATCAAGCGTGACCGGAGGGCCGGATGAGATGGCCGACTACATCCACAACGTCATGTGGTACACCGTCTGGGATGCCAAGACCGGAGATCTGGTAGCATCCGGCACGGCGGCAATGTGCGCCCGACGGCTGGGGTATTCCAGCTCCGGCAGCTTTGCCAGCGCGGTGAGCCACTGGCTGTGCGATGGCCGCCAGCACGTCAAGTACACCATCCAGCGGGAGTACATCCCCCGCAGTGAGGTGGACAGCCTACCGCAACGCCGCAAGTACAAAAACAAAAAGCCCGCCGGTGCGCCAACACCGACGAGCTGCAAGGGATGATGGATTCGCCAATCACATCACCCCGATAATATCACAAAATCGGAGGTTTTACAATGAAAGGGATCCTGATCGAGCCGGGCAAGGCCCCGGTGGTCACCGCCCTGCCGGACACACTGCAGGGCATCGAAGCCATGCTGGGCTGCGACTGCATGCAGGAGGTGCTGCCTCGCACCCCGGCGGTACTGCTGTTCGGCGTTCTCGGCAAAGGGCTGAACCGCATCTATCGCGGCCATAACATCTACGGCACCATCCTCTGCTACGGCTGGCGGAACAACACCCTGCAGCCCCTGAGCAAAGATCTGCAGTCTGAGATGCTGGACCGCCTGAAGGACACGGAGGTGCGGGTATGAGCACCTACATCTGCAAGTGTGGGCGGCGGGTGAAAAAGTCCACCAATGCCGACAACACCGGCAACCGCTTGGAAGGGTACGGCCCGGGCCATGAATGCTATGGCTGCCCTTACGTCCTGTCGTGGGGTAACTACGAGTGGAACGAGGAGGCCAAGAACTTAGAGCAAAAGACCAAGGGTTATGAATGCCGCATGAGCAAAACGCTCTCCTATGCTTCCCAGTTCATCGGTTCCACCAAGGACAAATGCACCTGCTCTGTGGTCAGCCTGGACTTCGGCTTTCTGGAGCAGATCAGTGCATGGGTCAAGGAGACTTTCACACTGGGCGAGCTGACCGGGCACTTTTCTCGAGACAAAATTCGCGCCACAGAATACTGCCACAATGGTCGCTACCAATACGCGCTGTACTGTGCTCAAAACAAAAAGGGCATTGCTGCTAAAGCGGCATTGTTTGAACATTTCTTCAACCCGGACGGCAGCCGCAAGGACATGACCCCGCAGCAGGAAATGGAAAAGGTTCTGGCCGACATCAAAAAGGCAACTCAGGCAAAGGAGAAACTGGAATGTACGACGATGGATTCTGCGGCCCCGTCCGAGAATGCGGACGCTTCTTCTGCGACTGGTGGTGCGCCTTTGACGACTGGAACGACCTTGATGACGAAACCTGCCCATTCAGCCCCGCAAGACAAAACCCCAACCTCCTTCCCGATGAACTCTCTTGCCGCCCCCACCTTTGATTTCTCCGCCCTGGGCGACCTGTCCGGGCAGGCCGCCGAGGCCGACCAGCAGTTTGACCTTCACTATGGAGCAGCTCAGGACGAATACCTGATCTCCTGCATCTACCTGGCCCGGATCCACGCCCTGACGGCCAAGGCTGGCCGCTATGGCGGCGGCACCTGGACCAAGTGGTACGAGAGCAAGGGGCTGAGCCATGGCAGCGTGACCAAGATGGTCCAGAACGGCGAGGCTTTTAATTCGTCAACTGTTGACGAATTAAAACAGCTGCCCAACCTGACCCGGAAGGACCTGAACCTCATTGCCCGGTCCGGCTGTGCGGACCAGGTGGTGGCCGCCGCCGGGGACAGCCAGCGTGTCCAGGACCTTCTGGCCCAGATCAAGAGCAAAGACGCCCAGCTGGAGGCCGCTCACGCCGACATCTCCGGCCTGAAGGACCGTGCCACCGCCGCCGAAGCCCGGGAGGAAGAAGCATGGAGCATGGTGAGCAAGGCACAGGACGAAGCAAAGGCGGCACAAGAAAATCTTGACTACGAGGTCAGCCAGAACGACGCCCTGCACGAAGAAAAGGGGCAGCTGCTGCGGGAGTGTGAGGCGGCAAAGCAGGCCCGTGCAGAGGCCGAAGCCCGTGCCAAGGATGCTGAGAATCAGCTGGCCGGGGCCCGGCAGGTGGCCCAGGCGGCAAAGCTGCGGGGCGACAAGCTCAAGGCCGAGAACGACGCGCTGAAAAGTCAGCCCATCACCGCGGTGGTGGACGAGGAAGAGGTGGACCGCCGGGCCGGAGAAAAAGCGTACCAGATGGCGGCAGATATGACCGCCGAGCTGCAGGAAAAACTGGACGCCGTCACCGGAGACGCAGAGCAGGACGTCCGGAACGCTTACGACAGCGTCCTGCTGGCCAGCCGGGCCATGCTGAACGCCTGGCAGATGGTAAAGCCGCAGTTCCGCAAGCTGCCGGAGGAGCAGCGCGAAGCCCTTGCTAACCAGATCATCCACACCATCGGCAGCATTCAAGGGGAGGTAACGAAATGTCTGTAAAGATCACGGCTCTGGAAGCCGAAAACGTCAAGCGCATCAAGGCGGTGGCCTTTGCGCCGTCGCCCACCGGGCTCACCCTCGTGGGCGGCAACAACAATCAGGGCAAGACCAGCGTGCTGGACGCACTGGCGTGGGCGCTGGGCGGGGAGCGTTTCCGCCCGGATGCCGCCCAGCGGGACGGCGCGGTCGCCCCGGCGCACCTCAAGGTCACCCTGTCCAACGGCGTGGTCGTGGAGCGCAAGGGCAAGAACGCCAGCCTGACCGTCACCGACCCTACCGGGCGGCGCAGCGGTCAGCAGCTGCTCAATGCGTTCGTGGAGCCGCTGGCCCTCGATCTGCCCCGCTTCATGGAATCCACCGACAAGGAAAAAGCCGACATCCTGCTGCGCATTATCGGCGTGGGGTCAGAGCTGCAGGTCAAAGATCTGGAGATCAAGGGCCTGTACGACAAGCGCACCTTCACCGGCCAGCTGGCCGCCCAGAAAAAGCACTTTGCCGAAGAACTGATCTCCTACCCGGAAGCCCCGGACGAACCGGTCAGCGCGTCCGACCTCATCCGTCAGCAGCAGGACATCCTTGCCCGCAACGGCGAGAACCAGCGCAAGCGCAATCAATTCGCTCAGCTCACAGATCTGCTTGAACGGCAGAAAAAAGTGGTTGCAGACCTTGAATTTCAGTTGAGCACGGAAAAGCAGCGGCTGACCACGATGCAGGCCGACGTAAAAATCGCCCAGACCTCTGCCGCAGATCTGCAGGACGAATCCACCGCCGAACTGGAAGCGTCCATCCGGGACATCGAGGAGACCAACCGCAAGGTGCGTGCCAACCTCGAAAAGGCCCGCGCCGAGGACGAGGCCGCCCAGTACGCCAGCGACTACGACAAGCTGACCGGCCAGATCGAGGACAAGCGCGCCGAGCGCATGGCCCTGCTGAACGGGGCCGACCTGCCCTTGCCGGGCCTCAGCGTGGAGGACGGCGTCCTTACTTACAACGGCAAGCGCTGGCGGGATATGTCCGGCAGTGACCAGCTGCGGGTGGCCGCCGCCATCGTGCGCCGGCTGAACCCGGACTGCGGCTTTGTTCTGCTGGACAAGCTGGAGCAGATGGACATGACCACCCTGCAGGAGTTTTCCGCCTGGCTGGAAGCCGAGGGCCTGCAGGCCATTGCTACCCGCGTTTCCACCGGCAGTGAGTGCCAGATCATCATTGAGGACGGCATGGTCAAGGGCACCGAGCCGCCCGCCGAAAAGCCCCAGCCCGCCCCAATTCGCAAAGGCTGGACGAAAGGAGCGTTTTAAATGAGCAAGTATTCCGTGACCACCGGCGTGCAGACCGCGCCGGTCAAAACCGTGCTCTACGGGCCGGAGGGCATTGGCAAATCCACCTTTGCCTCCCATTTTCCGGATCCGGTGTTCATCGACACCGAGGGCGGCACAAAGCGGCTGAATGTGGCCCGCCTGCCCCAGCCCACCAGCTGGGCGATGCTGCTGGACGAGGTGGCCGAGGTGCGCAAGGGCAGTGTACCCTGCGGCACGCTGGTGCTCGACACCGCCGACTGGGCAGAGCGCCTGTGCATTCAGGCCGTGTGCGCCCGCGCCAAGGTGAACGGCATCGAGGATTTTGGCTATGGCAAGGGCTACACCTACGTCAAGGAAGAGTTTGCCAAGCTGCTGGACGCGCTGGAAGAGGTGCTCAACGCCGGGCACAACGTGGTGGTGCTGGCCCATGCGGCCATCACCAAGTTCGAGCAGCCGGACGCCGTGGGCAACTACGACCGCTGGAGCATGAAAACCTCCAAGCAGGTGGCCCCGCTGCTGCGGGAATGGTGCGACATGCTGCTGTTTGCCAACTACAAGACCGTGGTGGAAAAGGCCGGCAGCGGCCCCAACGCCAAGAACAAGGCCAGCGGCGGCCGCCGGGTGCTGTACACCACCCATCACCCCTGCTGGGACGCCAAAAACCGCTTTGGCCTGCCGGAGGAGCTGCCCCTTGACTACGCATCCATTGCAGCCTGCATCCCCGGAAGCAGTGCCCCAAAGGCTCCCTCCCAGAGGGAGCTGTCACCGCAGGTGACTGAGGGCGTTCCCGCGCCGAGCGCCGGGGCCGACATCCTACCCAGCCCCGCGCCGCAGCCCCAGCCGCCCCGCGAGGAAGTGCCGCCCGCCCTGCTCACGCCGGACCTGATCGCGCTGGGCGTGCCGGAAAAGCTGGCCCCGCTCATGAGCGCCAACAACGTCACCCCGGAAGAACTGCAGGCCGTTGTGGGCCAGCGCGGGTATTTCCCGGAGGACATGCCCATCCGGGATTACCCGGCTGATTTCGTAGAGGGCTGTCTGGTGGCCGCATGGCCCCAGGTGCTGCAGATGGTGCTGGACAGCCGTGATCTGCCGTTTTAACCCTCTCACCGCTTCGGTCTGGTCTTGCCAGCGCCTTGCGGAGCTCCCCCGAAGGGGAGCCAAGAATCAATGAAGAAAAGGAGTTTTACTTATGAATGACATGAACACTGAAGGCCGCGCATTCGGCTGGGATGACGAATTTACCAACGAACAGCAGGAGTTCGTGCTGCTGCCGGAGGGGGATTACCCCTTTGAGGTCACCGGCATGGAGCGTGCCCGCTATGAGGGCGGGGCCAAGCTGCCGCCCTGCTCCATGGCAAAACTGACCCTGCGCATTTATGGCGGAGCCAAGGGCGACACCACCGTGACCCACCGCCTGTACCTGCATACCAAGACCCAGGGTCTGCTGGGCGCGTTCTTTGAGAGCATCGGCCAGTGCAAGCGCGGCGAGACCTTCCGCCCCCGCTGGAACGAGGTGGTGGGCAGCAAGGGCCTGTGCCGCCTCGGCATCCGGGAGTACACCAAGCAGAGCGGCCCCCACGCAGGCGAGACCGGCCAGAGCAACGAGGTGACCCGCTTCCTGCCGCCGCCGGAGCCCACGGCCGCGCCTGCCCACGGCTGGACACAGGGGGCGTTTTAAATGGCAAAGACGCAAGCCCTGCGCCCCTACCAGCAGGCCGCACGGGATGCCATCCACACCGAGTGGGAGAACGGCCATGCCCGCACCCTGCTGGTGCTGCCCACCGGCACCGGCAAGACCATCGTGTTCGCGTCGGTGGCCGCCGATCAGGTGCGTGCCGGCGACCGGGTGCTCATTCTGGCGCACCGGGGCGAGCTGCTGGAACAGGCTGCCGACAAGCTGCAGCGTTCCACCGGCCTTGTCAGCGCCGTGGAAAAGGCCGAATCCACCTGCCTGGACAGCTGGTTCCGGGTGGTGGTGGGCAGCGTGCAGACCCTGCAGCGCACCGCCCGGCTGGAACGCTTCCCGCACGACTACTTCGGCACCATCATCATCGACGAAGCGCATCACGCCATCACCGACGGCTACCGCCGCATCCTGGACTACTTCGAGGGTGCCAGAGTGCTTGGCGTGACCGCCACGCCGGACCGCGGCGACATGCGCAATCTGGGCGATGTGTTCGACAGCCTGGCCTTTGAGTACAAGCTGACCGATGCCATCAAGGAGGGGTATCTGTGCCGCATCCTGGCCCAGACCGTCCCGCTCCAGCTGGACATCTCGTCCGTGACCCTGAGCGGCGGCGACTACGCCGTGGCCGACCTCGGCACCGCGCTGGACCCGTATCTGGAGCAGATCGCCGCCGAAATGGCTCGGCGCTGCAAGAGCCGCAAAACGGTGGTGTTCCTGCCCCTCATCCGGACGAGCCAGAAATTCCGCGACCTGCTCAACGCCCACGGCTTCCGCGCGGCGGAGGTCAACGGACAGAGTGCCGACCGCAAGGAAGTGCTGGCCGACTTCGACGCCGGCAAATACAATGTGCTGTGTAACTCCATGCTGCTCACCGAGGGCTGGGACTGCCCCTCCGTGGACTGCGTGGTGGTGCTGCGGCCCACCAAGGTGCGCAGCCTGTACAGCCAGATGGTGGGGCGCGGCACCCGGCTCTCCCCCGGCAAGACCGACCTGCTGCTGCTCGACTTTTTGTGGATGACCGACCGGCATGAGCTGTGCCGCCCGGCGGATCTGGTCTGTGAGGACCGCACTGTGGCCCGCCAGATGACCGAGCATCTGGCCGAGACCGGCTGCCCGGAGGACATCGAGGAGGCCGCCGCACAGGCCAGCGAGGACGTGGTAGCCCAGCGGGAAGAAGCCCTCGCCAAGCAGCTGGCAGAGCAGCGCCGCAAAAAGGCAAAGCTGGTGGACCCGCTGCAGTACGAGATGAGCATTCAGGCCGAGGACTTGTCCGGCTATGTGCCCACCTTCGGGTGGGAAGCCGGGCCGCCCAGCGACAAGCAGACCGCCGCGCTGGAAAAGCTGGGCATCCTGCCGGATGCGGTGGAATCGGCGGGCAAGGCGGCCCTGCTGCTGGACCGGCTGCACAAGCGCCAGACCGAGGGCCTGACCACGCCCAAGCAGATCCGCCTGCTGGAACGCTACGGCTTCCGGCATGTGGGCAGCTGGAGCTTTGACGCGGCCAGCCGCATGATCAACCGCATTGCAGCCGGCGGCTGGCGCGGCGTGCCCAAGGGCGTGGACCCCAAAACCTTCACGCCTGACGCACAGCCCGCCGTGCCGACGGACTTTGGATGGTAACGCACATGGAACATGAAAACGATCTCAAAGAAGCGCTGGAATTTCTCAGCCCGTCCGCCCTGACCTATGACGAGTGGGTGGCGGTGGGCATGGCCCTCAAGGACGGCGGCCTGCCGGTCACCGTCTGGGAGCAGTGGAGCACCCGGGACGCCGGCCGCTACCACAAGGGCGAGTGCGTCAAAAAATGGGAGAGCTTCCACGGCGGCGGGGGCAGCCCCGTCACGGTGAGCAGCATCTTCCAGATGGCCTACTCCCACGGGTGGAGCGGCCCGGCGGGCCATGCGCTGGACTGGAACGACGACATTGCCGCAGGCCCCGGCGCACAGCCGGAGGGCCGCGTGGTGGACCCGCGCTGGGTGGAAGCCCACGAGCTGGCCTTGCCGGAACAGTGGGACCCCGCCGACCAGCTGAAGCGCTACCTGCGGGCCCTGTTCGAGGCGGACGAGTATGTGGCTTACGTCACCGAGAGCTTCATGGCGGATGACCGCCGCCGCCCCACAAGGGGCTGCTGGGACCGCACCGCCGGGCAGCTCATCGCCGAGCTGGACCAATGCGGCGGGGACCTGGGCAAGGTGGTGGGCGACTGCGACCCGGAGGTGGGCGCGTGGATCTGCTTCAACCCCGTGGACGGCACAGGCCGCAAGGACGCCAACGTCACCGCCTACCGCTACGCCCTTGTGGAGTGCGATAACATGGAGCTGGGCAAGCAGCAGGCCATCATCAAGCAGCTGGAGCTGCCCTGCGCCGCGCTGGTGTACTCCGGCGGCAAGAGCGTCCACGCCATCGTCAAGGTGGACGCCCCGGACTATGCCGAGTACCGCAAGCGGGTGGATTACCTCTACGCTGCCTGCCAGAAAAACGGCCTGACCCTCGACCAGCAGAACCGCAACCCCAGCCGCCTGAGCCGGATGCCCGGCATCCTGCGCGGCGACAAGCGGCAGGTGCTTCTGGAGACCAATTTCGGCAAGAGCTGCTGGGACGAGTGGGTGGACTGGCTGGAAGCCGAGACCGACGACCTACCGGACACCGAGAACCTCGCCGCCGACTGGGAGCACCTGCCCCCGCTGGCAGACCCGCTCATCTTCGGGGTGCTGCGCAAAGGGCACAAGATGCTTCTGGCGGGCCCCAGCAAGGCCGGCAAGAGCTTTGCCCTCATCGAGCTGTGCATCGCCATTGCCGAGGGCAAGCCGTGGCTGGGCCAGTTCTCCTGCGCCCAGGGCAAGGTGCTGTACATCAATCTGGAGCTGGATCGGGCCTCCTGCCTGCACCGCTTCAAGGATGTGTACACCGCCATGGGCCTGCCGCCGGAGCACCTGAAAAACATTGACATCTGGAACCTGCGCGGTGCGTCCGTGCCTATGGACAAGCTGGCCCCCAAGCTCATCCGCCGGGCCCAGAAAAAGGGCTACATGGCCGTGGTGCTGGACCCCATTTATAAGGTAATCACCGGCGACGAGAACAGCGCCGACCAGATGGCCAAGTTCTGCAACCAGTTTGACCTTGTGTGCCGCGCACTGGACTGCGCCGTGATCTACTGCCATCACCACAGCAAAGGTGCCCAGGGCGGCAAGCGCAGCATGGACCGTGCGTCCGGTTCCGGCGTGTTCGCCCGTGACCCGGACGCCATGCTGGACATGACCGAGCTGACGCCCACCGACGCCATCCGGGAGCAGCTGCGCAACAAGGCAGCTTGTCGGTGCATCAAGGCCATGCTGGACAAGCGCGGCCATGCGGACGCCTACGGCCCGGACGATACCCTCAGCAAGAGCCGGATGCTGGCCGTGGCCAAGGAGTGCCTGGGCCTGGCCGACCTGCGGGCCATTGACGCCGAAGTCGCCGCCGCCCAGAAGCAGGCCGACGGCATGACTGCCTGGCGCATCGAGGGCACGCTCCGCGAGTTCGCCCGCTTTGACCCGGTGAACCTCTGGTTTGACTACCCGGTGCACAAGCCGGACAGCGGTCTGCTGGAGGATCTGCAGCCGGACAGTGACTTCCGCACTCTGGGCAACCGCGGTGCCGCTAAGCGCTGGGGCGACAAAGGCAAGGTGACCAAGGACAAAAAAGCCGAACTGGACACCGCCTTTGAAGCCTGCACCATGGACGGCGAGGTGACCGTCTATGCTCTGGCCGAATACATGGACCTAAAGCCCCGCACCGTCAAGACCCGCCTGAAGGATGACGGGCGGTTCTGGATCGACGGTGAGAAAGTTGGACGCAAGGAACCCGGCAGCAACGGTTAAACGATTTGTAATTTTTGCAATTACAATTTGTTGTAAAAATGCAGTTATAGCCGCTATTTTGCACGACACGAAAAACTGCAATTTTGCAGTTATAGCCGCTATGACTGCAGATTTTGCAGTGCAAAATAGCCTATATATAATAAGCAAACTGCAACTGCATTGTGATGGGGTCTCCCGGAGGATGGGGCGTGCACAGCCCCCATCCATCCGGGGAACCCTCCCCATCACGTTGGCGAACTGAAAAAAGAAAAACGAGGTGAACCCCATGTACACGCAATTCTTTATCCCCATGCAGCCGCCCACCACCACCCACAACGCAAAGCAGCTGCACGCCTACATGAAGGGCGGCCAGCCCCACGCGGTGCTCCACGACAGCCCGGAGCTGAAAGCCACCCGTGCCAAGCTCCATGCCCATCTGGCACCCCACGCCCCGGCAAAGCCCATCCCTGCCGGCAGACCGGTGCGCCTGCTGGTCAAGTGGTGCTTTCCCACCGAGGGCAAGCGCCGCAGCGGCGAGTGGCGCACCAGCAAACCCGACACCGACAACCTGGAAAAGGCCCTCAAGGATGAGATGACCCGCCTGCACTTCTGGGACGACGATGCCCAGGTGTGCAGCGAGATTGTGGAGAAGTTCTGGTCGGACCCCTGCGGGGTGTTCGTCCGGGTGGAGGAGCTGGCATGACCTACGAAGAGAAAAGACGCTGGCTCAGTCGGTACGGGGACGCTATGGTAAAGGCCAAGCACCTGCGAGATGATTTAGATGAAGCAGAACGTGACACCGGTTGTACCACGCAGCAACTGACCGGAATGCCGGGCGGCAGCGGTGATGGGCAGAGTCTGGCACGAACTGTAGAACGTATTGAACGAGCCGAGAAAGCCTTGAATGCACAGATCATGCTGTGTGATGATCTCCACGCCGAACTTATGGCCCGACTGGAGGATGTGGACGACCCGAAGGACTACGAGGTCCTGCGGCTGAAGTATCTCCGCTTTCAGGACTGGGAGCAGATTGCACAGAAGATGAGCATCTGTGTACGGCAGGTTTACCGTCATCACCGTAAAGGTGTGGATGCTTTGGAACTGTGACAGATGTCAGTAAAACGTCAGTACGACGTCAGTGACATGTCTTTGATTTCATGATAAAATAGTATCATCGCAAGAGCCCGCAGGAAAGGTTTACTCCCTTCAATCCTGCGGGCTTTGTGCTGCCCGGCTGCGACAGGGGAACACCTATCCGACCAACAGCCTGAATGTACCAGCCGGGCATCCTTTGCATATTTCTGCCGTCCTCCGGGGCGGCTTTTGTTTTACCTGAACCATGAGAGGTGGTGACGTGTCCAACGAAAAGAATCTTATCCCGTTCAACAAGCGAACGGAGAGCGAACAGAGAGAGATCGCCCAGCAGGGCGGCATTGCGTCCGGCAAGGCACGCCGCCGCAAACGCAGCATGAAGGAAGCGGCGGACTACTACCTCAGCCTGCCGGAGACCGACCGCCGCCGGGTGAATGCCCTGCTGCGGGATGAGGTGGACCCGGAGGACGTGGATAACCAGATGAGCGTGGTCATGGGCATGGCCGAAGCCGCCAAGCGCGGCGATGCCCGCGCCGCCGGGGTGCTGCTGAAGATGCTGGGCGAGGAAGCCCCGCAGGAGGACCCCGGTGCAGACGCACTGGAAAATGCCCGCAAACTGCTGGGAGGGATCGACAGTGCCATTGACTGAGTATCAGCAAGCGTTTCTCCGCAACTGCTCCCACCGCTGGAACATCAAGACCGGGGCCACCCGAAGCGGCAAGACCTATCTGGACTGTGCCGTCACCATCCCGCAGCGCATCCTTGCCGCGCGGGACGAGGGTCTGCTGGTCATGCTGGGCAACACCCTGGGCACGCTGGAGCGCAACGTGCTGGAGCCCATGCGGGCGCTTTGGGGGGCGGATCTGGTGGGCATCGTGCGCACCTCGGCGTCCGGAAACATCGTGCAGCTGTTCGGCCGCAAGGTGTATGTCCTCGGTGCCGACAACAAAAAGCACATTGCCCGCATCCAGGGCGCGGCCTTTGAGTATGCCTACGGCGACGAGATCACCACCTGGGACGAGGGCGTGTTCCAGATGCTGAAAAGCCGTCTGTCCTGCTCGCACTCCCATTTTGACGGCACATGCAACCCGGAAAATCCGCAGCACTGGTTCAAACGCTTTCTGGACAGCGACGCCGACATCTATTGTCAGGCCTACACCATCGACGATAACCCTACACTTCCGGCCCAGTTCGTAGCCGATCTGAAAAAAGAATACACCGGCACGGTCTACTATAACCGCTTTATCTTGGGGCAGTGGATGGCCGCCAACGGCGTGATCTACCGCCTGCTGGCCGACAGCCTTGCCGCCGGAGATGGGCGTTTTTTCTGGCCTGTGGACAAGCCGCTGCACCCGTGGCGGGTGCGCATTGGCGTGGACTTTGGCGGCAACGGCTCCAAACACGCCTTTGTGGCAACGGCTATCCTGCCGGGGTATTCCGGCGTAGTGGGGCTGGCTTCCCAGCGCATCGACCCGGTGGCGCAGGATGCCGACTTCCTGGCCGACCGGCTGCTGGAGTTCTGCATGGCTGTCTTTGCCCGCTGGGGCGAGATCCAGTACATCTTCTGCGATTCCGCAGAGCAGACGCTGATCAATCACATCCGGGCAAGGCTCCGGCGCTGCAAACTGAGCTGGCTGGCCGACCGGGTGGAAAACAGTGCCAAGATCCGCATCAATGACCGCATCCGCCTGACCTGCATCCTGATGGGCGGCGGGCGGTTCTGGCTGCTGCCCGAGGCTGCCACCCTCCGGGATGCCCTTGCCACGGCCCTGTACAGCGGCAAGCACCCCGGTGTGGACGAGCGTCTGGATGACGGCAGCACCGATATCGACACATTGGACGCTTACGAGTACACCATCGAGCGCGATTTCAAGAGGTTGACCAACACATGAACATCACCGCATTTCTGAACTACCTGAACAAGACGCGCGGGTGGGCCATCGATGCCGACTACTACGGCTACATTGAGACCTGGCGGCAGTGGTGGCAGGGCAGCGTGCCCAAGGTGCACACCCGTGCCGCTGAATACGCAAACGGCCCCAAAAAGCGCCCCATTGCTTCCCTGCGGATGCCGAAACGGGTCTGCGAGGACTGGGCGAATCTCCTGCTGAACGACCGCACCACCTTCCAGATCAAGGACGCTGCCACCGCCCGGTATCTGCTGGGCGACGATGAGCAGCAGGTGGGCGGCCTGCTCCGGGAGCTGCACTTCTGGCGCAATGCCAATGCTCTGGTGGAACAGGCCTACTGGTCCGGCACCGGTGCCTTTGTACTGAGTGCCGAGAATCTGACTGTCGTGAAAGGGAAAGCCGTCCCCGGCCCGGATACCCGCCTGAAGCTGGACTATGACCCGGCTTCCTGCATCCTGCCTCTGCGGGTGGAACGGGGCATCGTGACCGAAGCAGCCTTTGTCTCCGAGTGCATGATGGAGGGCAAGCCTGCGGTCTATCTGCAGACCCACACCGGCAATGAGACCCGGCGCACCATCCGCAACGAGTGGTTCCGGGTAACGGATGGGGTCTCCGGTGCTCCGGTGTTTGAAGCACTGCAGGCCCCGCCGGGTACGGCAGAAAGCATCACGGTGGAGGGTTCCCCGCCCTGGTTTACCCTGTTCAGCCCGGCAGCAGTCAAGAACCTTGATGGCGGCACAGGGCTGGGCATGAGCGTCTTTGCCGAAGCGCTGGCCGAGGCCCAGGGCATCGACCTTGCCTTTGACAACTACCGGGAGGATATCCGGCTGGGCCACAAGAAGATCTTCTACTCTGCGGACATCTGCCGCAAGGTGGTGGACCAGGAGGGCGTGGAGCACTCTATTCCACCCGATGACGATGTGCAGAGCCAATTCGTCACCCTGCCCCAAAAGGAAGGGAGCCTCGACCAGTCCAGCGAATACCACGAATACAACCCTGACCTGCGGGTGGAACAGAACCACAAGGCTGTGCAGGATATGCTGAACCTGTTCAGCTTCAAATGCGGCCTGGGCTGCCACCGGTACAATTTCGAGCTGGGCAACGTGACCACAGCCACCGAGTACAACGGCAGCCGTCAGGATCTGGTGGCCAGCGCCAACAAGAACCAGATCCCCATCGAGGGGGCGCTGGTGGGCATCGTGCGGGCCATCCTGTGGGCGGCAAAGAACCTGCAGGGAGCGGCGGTGGACCTCGACACCCCCATCTCTGTGGACTGGGACGACAGCTACATCACCGATGCCGAGACCCGGATGAGCCAGATGCGGGACGATGCCCTGAGCGGCCTTTTGCCCCGGTACAAGTATCTGTCTGCCCGGTACGGGGTCAGTGAAGAGGATGCCCGCAAGCTGGCACAGGAAGCTGCTGACGAAAACAAGCAGCCGGAGCTGAGCTTCGGCGGGGGCGGCTGATGCTGGCCCCGGACTATCTCGACCACGCACCCGACCGGCTGGTGCTGCTCTGGCAGCAGGTCGAGGACGATATCCTGCGGGACGTGGCCCGGCGCATCTCCAAAATGGACACCATGACCTCCACGGCCAACTGGCAGCTTTGGCGGTATGAGCAGACCGAAGCCCTCCGTCAGGACGTGGTAAAGAAGCTGGCCCGCTACACCGGCAAGAGCGAAGCCGAAATCAGGCGGCTCATGCAGGAAGCGGCCACCCGGGCCATGGAAGCTGAGGACGAGATCTACTACCACTACGGCAAGGAACCCACGCCCTTTGCCGACAATGCCACCCTGCAGGCCCTGCTCAACGCTGGCTATCAGCAGACGGCGGGAACCTTCCACAACTTGACTTCCACCACGGCCAACACCGTCAGCGGCCAGTTTGAAGCCGCCCTCGACCGCGCCCATCTCAAGGTGAGCAGCGGTGCGTTCGACTACAAGAGCGCCGTCAAGAGTGCGGTGGACAGTCTGGCCGACACCATGAAGTACGTCACCTACCCCACCGGCCACACCGACACGCTGGAGGTTGCCGCCCGCCGGGCGGTGCTCACCGGGGTCAACCAGACCGGTGCAAAGCTGCAGGTGGCCCGGGCCGATGAGATGGGGGTGGAGTTCTTCGAGACCACGGCCCACGGCGGGGCCAGGCCTTCACACGCTGAGTGGCAGGGCAGGCAGTTCCACCGGGGCGGCGCTGTAGACTACATGGGCAAGCACTACCCGGATTTCTACAGCGCCACCGGCTACGGCACCGGCGCAGGCCTGTGCGGCTGGAACTGCCGTCACACCTTCTTTGCCATCTTCCCTGAGCTGGGTGCACCGCCTGCATGGACGCAGGAGAGCCTGGAAGCCCTCAACGCCCGGGACATCGAGTACAACGGCGGCAGATACACCCGGTACGAGATCAGCCAGATGCAGCGGGCCCGGGAGCGCGCCGTGCGCAAGTACAAGCGCCGGTATCTGGCTGAGGATGCCGCCGGGGCCGACACCACCGCCAGCGCCGTGAAGCTCCGGCAGGCCCGTCAGGAGCTGGCCGACTTTATCAGCGTCACCGGCGGCAGAGTGGACAGCGCCCGGACGAGCGTGGCCGGGTTTGGCAGGAGCGAGAGCAGTAAGGCCGCGTGGGCGGCGAAAGGCTATGAAAAACAGCAGAAAGATGCTATAATCATTGAGAACCTTCGCACCGCCGCAAAGCTGCCCAAAACCGCTGCGATCCACCTGAAACCCACCGCCATCAACATTGACAGCCTTACATTTGACGATGCGCACATAAATCAGGAGCGCTCCCACAATGTCAGTGAAAAGCAGGCTAAACAGTACATCCGGGATGCAAAAATCTCTGTCACCGTCTGGAATGGCCAGTTTGAGCGATACTATGGGGCAGAAGGTTCAGCGTATGTCCGTACAGGAACAAACGAGATTCGCACAGCATTTAGCCGTGACCAATATGATGAAAACACGACTGCTTTGGTTAAGGAGATGAAAAAGAATGGCCTTCTTGGGTAATGTAGAATACAGACCGGATGAAACCGGAACCGCCGCAAGCGTCAAGTGCCCGCTGGTAGACGATTGGACAGACCCCATTGATTGCATGGAAAATCAAGCTGTCATTGACAGCTGTATTCCTGCCCGGTTCAAGGTGAAGCCCGACTGGAAGAAAATCTGTGAGGCCTGCCCCTTCCGGGACTACTGATACAACCAAATACCGCAAGCGTCTTTGCTCGTTTGAGCAGGGGCGCTTTTTTCATACCGTTTTAGCTCAGATGGAAGAGCGCCGGTCTCCAAAACCGGATGCCGCAGGTCCAAGCCCTGCAAACGGTGCCATCGCAGAGGGCAGTGCGTATCCTGCCCAAAGACCGATTGCTGACAGAGAACAGCGTAAACAAACTGTGGTCTGTCCCAAACGAAAGGAGTTTATCCCATGAAGCGTGAAGACGTGAAGAAACAGATCCCCGGCATCACCGAGGAACAGCTGAACTGGATCATGGCCGAGAACGGCAACGATGTCAACCGGGAAAAGACTGCCGCCGAGCAGTACAAGAGCCAGCTGGAAAACGCTCAGACCCAGCTCAAGACTGCCCAGGACGGCCTTGCCGCCTTTGATGGCAAGAAGAAGCCCGAGGAGTACGAGGCCGAACTGGCAAAGCTCAAGGGCGATATGCAGGCTCAGGCTGAGGGCTTTGCCTTTGACAATGCCCTGAACACCGCCATTCTGGGAGCCAAGGGCCGCAGCGTCAAGGCAGTCCGGGCACTGCTGGATCTGGATGCCCTCAAGGGTTCCAAGGACCGTTCCACCGATATCTCCAAGGCGCTGGAGGAAGCCGCAAAGGCGAACCCCTGGGCCTTTGGCGAGGCGGCAGAGGGCGGCGCTGGTTCCGTTCACGTTTCCAGCGGCAAAGAGCATGGCACCCCGCCCGCCGGGGATGTTGACCCCGTGACCGCTGCCTTCAAGAAGATGAACCCCGATATCAACATCGAATGAGAGAAAGGATATTCTTATGGCACATGAAGCACAGGTCCGCTATTCCAATCTGGTCGACCTCAAGCTGCGCAAGACGCTGGTGAAGAAAGTCGGCGTGATCTGCAACAACCGCTACGAGGGCAGCCCCAAGGCAGGTTCCGTCAAGGTTCCCGTCCGTGACACCGAGGTGGTGGTGAACGACTACGACAAGGCCAAGGGTGCAAAGCAGACCAGCGGTGACACCACCTACCTCACCGTCAACATCGACCACGACAAAGCCGTGAATGAGATCATCGATGGTTTCGATGCAGAGAGCGTTCCCGGCAATCTGGTTGCTGACCGCCTGGACAGCGCCGGTTACTCTCTGGGCCTGCAGATGGATTCTGACGGCTCCGTGGAGCTGACCACCGCAGGCACTGCCTTCGGCAATACCACCGCCCTGACCGAAAAGACCATCTACGCCAACATCGTGGATGCACGCACTCAGCAGTCCTCCATCGGCGTGCCCACCGCAGGCCGCTGGCTGCTGGTCTCCCCGGACACCTACGGCCTGCTCCTGAAGAGCCCCGAGTTCATCAAGGCTTCCGACCTGGGCGACGCGGTCGTTCAGACCGGCGCTGTGGGCAAGATCGCAGGCTACACCGTGTTCGAGGATTCCACCCTGGGCGAGAACGTCGAGTATGTGGCCGGTCATCCCAACTGGTTCGCCGTCATCGACGAGTGGGCCGTTCCCGTCCACCTGCAGGATCTCTCCGGCTCCGGCGACTTCATCGGCGCATCTGCCGTGCAGGGCCGTAAGGTCTACGCCTACAAGGTCACCAAGGCTGCCGCCATCCTCGTCAAGAAGCACGTCTAAGGAAAGGAGCTGCCATGCTGTACTGTACCTATGACGAATACCAGGCGGCGGGCGGTACGGTGCCGGAAACGGCCTTCGGGGTGCTGTGCAGCCGGGCGTCCCGCCTGATCGACAGCGCCACCTTTGGCCGGGCAGAAGCCCACGCCGCCGAGTGTGAGGATTGCCGCCAGATGCTGGCAGATGCCTGTGCTCAGATCGTGGATCTGTTTGCCGCACAGGCCGCCGTGGGTGCGGCTCCGGGCGCGGCAAGCGTCTCCAACGATGGATGGAGCGTGAGCTTTTCGGCAAACAGCAGCCTGTCTGCAGCAGTTCGTTTTAATGCGTGGCACGTCCTGGAAAACGCCCTCGGCGCAGACCCCCACGGCCTGCTGTACAGGGGGTGCTTCTGATGCAGGGCACTGTCACCGTGGTCAACCTCATCCACGACACCGCCGCCGAGACCGACACGCCGGTGTGCTGGGTGTTTCCGGCCTGCAGCTGGCGGGAATGCCGCTCCACGTCCGGCTCCGGCACCGCCAAGGATCCGGAGCGCACCACCCATGTGCGCATCCCGGCAGGGCTGTGCACGCAGGGCTTTCTGCCCTATGCCCAGTGGTCGGCGCTGCCTGCCGCCGAAAAGCGCAGGCACTGGACGCTGAAACGCGGCTGGAAGCTGGTGCAGGGCGCGGTGCCCACCATGACCGCCGAAGAATACGCGCACCTCGAAAGAACGCACCTGTGCTGCACCGTGTCGGCCATCTCGGACAACCGGGAACCGCTGCTGCCGCACTGGCATGTGGAAGGGAGCTGAGACCATGAGCGAAATGATCCCGTTCGGGCCCGTTGCCCCGTCGGCAAAACCGAAGTTTGACCAGCCGGATGGGTTCCGGTATCAGACAGACGGCATCCAGATGCAGCTGTCGTGGCGGCCGGACTTCGGCGCGGAGAAAACCGCAGCTCTGCAAAAGGCACAGTATGCCCTCGCACAGGAAGCGGCCAAGCTGATCGACAGCTATGTGCCCTTTGCCACCGGCACCCTGAAGAACAGCGTGAACCTCGCCAGCAAGTATGACGAGGGTCTGCTGGTGTATGACACGCCCTATGCACGCAAGCAGTATTACCTGCATGAGCAGGGCACTTGCCTGCACGGAGAGACCGGTCTGCGCGGCTCCTACTGGGGCCAGCGTGCCCTGGCAGACGTCGGAGAGCACCTCGCCCTTTACGGTGCGCGGGCCGTCACGACCTTCTGGGGAGGGATGGGACACTTATGAGCGAGAAACCCACCATTGCCGCCCTGCGGGCGTGGCTTAAGAGCTGCCCGCTCATCGCCGAAGAGCAGGAGGCCACCGGGGCCGTGTTCCGCATTGCGGGGCTGGATGAGGACGCCACCGCGTTTTCCATCGAGGACAGCCCCGGCGACCCGGTGATCACCAAGTATTTTTCCGGCCGGGACATGGCGAAGAACTACCTCTTTTTGTCCCGCCGGGAGTACGGCGAAGCGGACGTGCTGGCCATCCAGAACAGCGGCTTTTTTGAGCAGCTCACCGACTGGGTGCTGGCGCAGAACGACTGCCACCACCTGCCTGCGCTGGAAGCACCCCGCAAGCCCATCGGCGTGTCCGTCACCTCCACCGGCTACATCGTCACCAGCAGCGCGGGCAGCTGCCGGATGCAGATGCAGCTGCGCCTGACCTACCACCAGCCCAAATGAAAGGAGTTTTGCTATGACCGTAGCAGAAGCCATTACCAAGTCCGGCATCACGCCCAGCGCGTCCTATACCGGCATCGAGACGGCAGATGACTTTGTCTTTGCCATCCAGACCGAGAGCACCCAGAGCAAGGAGACTGACTGGGTGGTCTGCGCCGACCACGTCAAGGAGCACAGCGGTGCGCTGAACGCCACCACCAACTCCGACACCTTTATCCGCACCGGCCCCACCGACACCAAGAGCGCTGTGCAGCGCACCCTGTCGGTCAACGGCAACCGCTGCGTCGGTGATGCGTTTCAGGATTTCCTGCTGTCCCGCAAGATCGTGTTCGGCACCGGCAGTGATGTCATCGTGCCGTACATCTACTTCAGCCTGCGCACCGGCAAGGGCGAGAAGGGCAGCTGCTCGCTGGTCGTCACCAGCGACGTGGGCGGTGCAGCCGGTTCCCCGGCCACCTTTGCCTGTGACGTCAAGGGCATCGGCACTCCGGACGAGTTTGCCTATACCGCCGCTGGCTGATCTTCCCCGCATCTTTCCCCGCTCCGCCCGGAACGGGGATTTTTTATGCCGTGAAAACAGTTCTCTCCGGGGCAGCACCGGAGCACGGCCCAACGAAAGGAGCCAGAAAATGGTTATTTGTGGACAGGAATTCAACTTTTCCGTGCTGAACGCCAACGACATGGACCGCTTCGAGGATGCCAACGAGCGGATGCAGCAGGCGGGCCGGGCCGAAAAGGAACGCTTCAACCGCGGCGGCGTGCGTCTGGGCGACCATATGCGTGCACAGGCGCGTCTCGTGATGGCCTGCATTGACGAGATCCTTGGCGCGGGCGCATCTGCCCGGCTGGGTCTGGATGAAAACGATGCAGCGCCCATCTATGACGTGCTGGACGCCATCAACGAGGCCTGCATGGCCGAAAAGCAGCGCTATACCAGCCGCATCCCCAAGCCCCAGCCCATGAACCGGGAGCAGCGCCGGGCAGAGAAAAAGCACAAGCACGGCCAGAAGCCGCAGGCCGTGAGTTTCCCGGCACAGCCGCCCGCCGCCCGGATGGTGGAGCGGGTGGACAAAGCCGCCCGCCGCAAGGCCCTGCTGGCAGAGCTGGCGGCGCTGGATGACTGACCTGCTGACGGACACCCTGCCCACCATATGGCACGGCAGGCGCATTGACCCGGACTTCCGGCACATGGTGCGGCTGTCCGCTGCCTACAGCCACGGAGAGGTCGAGGCTGACCCGGTGGCCTTTGCCCTGCAGCTGTGTGGGCAGTTCTACACCGAGCGTTTTTCGCCCTCCGACCTGCAGGAAAAATACAGCTGGCTCATCGAGTTTTACTGCGCCGGAGAACAGGCCGCAGAGCCAGCAGCGTCAAAGCCTGCCAGCAGGCCCGACACCGGCCCGGCGTTCGACTACCGGTGTGACGCGCCCTACATCGTGGCGGCGTTCCAGCAGGCCTACGGCATCGACCTGACCACCGCAAAACTGCACTGGTTCCGGTTCCGGGCATTGTTCGCCGCCCTGCCGGAGGACACCCTCATGGCGAAGATCATGAGCTGGCGCACGCTGGACCTGGCCGACTACGAGGGCAGCATGCGGGAGCATTACGCCGCGCTGAAGGAACGCTTTGCCCTGCCTGCCGCATTGAGAGGGGGTGCCGCCGTTGCCCAGACCGTTGCCGAACACGACGCGGCATTCCTGGCCCGCTTCCGGCACTGAGCGGGTGCCGGTGCCCTGCCCCTACTGCGGCAGGCCCCTGCCCGTGTGGGCGGTGCGCACGGCCACGGCATCCGGCGTGTGGGTCAAATGCAAAAATCCCTCCTGCAAACGGGAGGTAGAAATCAAACTGTAAAGCCTGTGCCCTTGTGCCCGCGCTCTGAATGAGAGGTGGACACAAGTGGCAGATTTCAGCATCACCGGCGAAGTAAGGCTCAACAGCGACCCGGCGGAAAAGAGCACCAGCAAGTGGACCGTTGCCGCCGGAAACATGATCGCGGACTTTGCAAAAAAGGCCGCATCGGAACTGGGCAAGGTGGTCCAGAGCGGCGTGGACTACAACGCCAGCATGGAAAGCTACCTGACCAACTTCAAGGTCATGCTGGGCAACGAGGAGCTGGCCGCTGCCAAGCTTTCCGAGCTGCGCAAAATGGCGGCATCCACGCCCTTTGCCCTGTCCGACCTAACCGAGGGCACCCAGACCCTGCTGCAGTTCGGCGTTGCCGCCGATGACACCACCGGCGTGCTGCAGCAGCTGGGCGATATCTCCCTTGGCAATGCGGACAAGCTGCAGACGCTGGTGCGTGCCTACGGCAAAATGTCCAGTGCCCAGAAGGTCACGCTGGAAAACGTTAACATGATGATCGACGCGGGCTTTAACCCGCTGAACCAGATCTGTGACGCCACCGGCGAGAGCATGTCCGACCTGTACAAGCGCATCTCGGACGGCAGGGTCAGCTTTGAAGAGCTGCAGTATGCAGTGCAGGCCGCCACCAGTGAGGGCGGGCAGTTTTACAACGGTATGCTGGAAGCCAGCCAGACCTTCAGCGGCCGCATGAGCACCTTGCAGGACAACGTGGCTGCCCTGACCGGCGAGCTGACCAGCGGGCTGTTTGCGGCGCTGGGTGACCTTGTGGTGAAGCTCAACGAGGTGGTAACGTCCTTCCTCGACAGCGACGAGAAGATGGCCCAGCTCAAGGACACCATCGGCATTGCTACGTCGGTGGTCGCGGCGGCGGGCGCGGCGTTCCTGGCTTACAAGGGGTATGTGGCGCTTGCCACGGCTGCCGAGGTCGCGCACACCGTTGCCACCACGGCCATGACCGCAGCCAACGCTGCCGCTGAGGCGGGAGCCACCGGTCTGGCGCTGGCACAGGCCGCTTTGAATGCGGTGATCTCCGCGAACCCGGTGGCCCTGCTTGTGTCCGCACTGGCGGCTCTGGCAACCGGCCTTGTGACGGCCTACAAGACCAGTGAGACCTTCCGCAACACAGTAAACTCCGCATTCAGCACGGTCAAAAACATTGCCCAGAGCGCCATCGGCACGGTGGTGGACTGGATCAATGATCTGGTTGCAAAAATTGAAGGAGCAGCGGCAGCACTGGCCAACCTGAAGAACGGCATCGGTGCTGCGGCGGATGCTTATAACACCGCCTACAACAACGCCATCAACAACTATAATCAGCGCAAGAGCGCAAAGCAGTGGGACAACTCCCACAAAGACCTCGAATGGGACGATGACAACGGATGGGTGCCGAAGGGCACAAGCAGCTCCGGCACCGGCAGCAGCCGCGCCGGGAGCCAGACAGCTGCGAATCCTTACCCGGCCATCGCCAGCGGAGCCAAGAAAGCCAGCAAGGCCACGAAGGAAGCTGCTGCCGAGGTGGTCAAGTCCATCTCGGACACCACGACCGAGATCGACGGCAAGATCACCCGCACCACTGAAAACATCACCGAGACCCTGTCCAACGGCAAGGCCCAGCAAAAGCAGGTCATCACCGAGACCTCCCGCCAGATGGTGGAGGGCGTCCTGAAGGACATCAAGACCATCACCGAGGTGGACGAAAAGGGTCAAAAGACCGTCAAGCAGACCATGGAGACGGTGCGGGAGGTGGCCAAGACTGTCACCGCTACCACCTCCGGCATCGTGGACGGCATCCAGACCAGCACCAAGACGGTGACCGAGACCCTGACCGACGGCACCGAGACCCAGAAGCGGGTCATCACCCAGACTTACGATGACGTGGTGGACGGTGCCCTCGTGACCGTGGAGCGGGTCAAGACCATCGCCGCCGACGGCACCGAAGAGGTGGCCGAGACCACCAAAGAGGCGTCCATCAAGAGCTTCGATGACCTGTGGAAGGAGCTGCAGACCCACGCCGACACCGGCCTGCTGGGCACCTTCGACAACCTCTATACCGCCGTCAAGAACAAGGACTGGAAGTCCATCGGCCTGTGGGCGGCAAACGCCATTTACGGCGGCCTGACCGCCGACCAGAAAAAGCAGGTCAATGACTTTGCCCTCGGTCTGGTGGACAAGCTCAACGAGGCACTGGGCAATGCCCAGACAGCCCTCGTGCAGAAGGGCATCGACATCGGTGCCCAGATCTGCAAGGGCCTGACCTCCGGCTTTGGCGAGGTCTGGACGCAGGCCAAGACCCTCGGCACCCAGCTCACCGGCATCTTCCAGGGGCTGAAAGCGCCCTTGAGCAGCGCCGCACTGGCCATCAGCCAGGGCCTGTCCGGCGGTCTGCTGTCCAGTTTCCCCGCCATCTACGCGGGCGTGGGCTCCATGGTGGGCACCATCGGCGCGGCCTTTGAGGGCATGATGACGGCCATTGCCTCCGCCCTGAATGCGACCGTGTTCGGCATCCCCATGGGCGTGATCGTGGCAGGTGCTGCGTTTGCCCTGGGGGTGGCCATCGCGGCCATCTGTGCAAGCCTCGGTGCCTCCAGAAAGAGCACGCCCAGACCCGGCGGTGGCGGCGGCTCCGGCGGCGGCTCCGGCGGCGGCAGCTCCGGCAGCCTGGGCAGCGTGGATATCACCACCGGCACCGGGAGCCTGGAGGAGGCCATCACCGCCAACACGGCGGCCCTGACCAAGACCAACGCCGCCCTTGCCGACATGATCCGGCAGGCAGGCAGTCTGGTGCTGTCGGACAACATGCGGCTGGGCAGCACTGTGGCCGCCTCCGGCACCGCGCAGGTGGCCGCAGCCGCCAACAACTACCGCCGCGAGGGTGACACCAACATCACCCAGAACTTCTATAATGGCCACGATACCGCCGCCGCACAGCAGCGGGAAGCCCGCTGGGAAGCCGACCGCGCCAAGGCCCAGAGACGATGAAAGGAGGATGCCAATGCTTTTTAAGGATCACTTGAAGCTGGTCACAGACGCCGGTGCCGTCCTGCATCTGGGCTGGGACTACGATGCCCCGTATAACCTCGACCCGCTGAACGGCGTGGATGTTGATCTGCAGACCGCGCAGGGGGTCAATCAGGTCGGAGCCACCGTGGAGGGGCAGAGCGTCTCCGGCGTGTCCCGCACCCTCGATGTGGTGTTCTGGGGCGCGTATGCGCTGGACAATGCCCGGGCGTTCAGCAAAAAGCTGCCCTACTTCACCAAGGGCACCCTGTACTTTGGCGACCACTACTTCACCCGGTTCGTGCTGCAGAAAACGCCATACTTTTCCAGCTACACGCCGCAGCCGCGCTGTTCGCTCATGCTCTACAGCGAAAAGCCCTTCTGGTACGACCTCAACGCTGTCAGCAGCGTGCTGGGCGGGTACGAAAAGGCGTTCTGCTTCCCGGTCTGCTACGACAGCCACATCTACGGCATCAAGCGGGACGGTACGGCGGCAGTGCTGCGGAACGAGGGCAGCCTGCCGGTGCCCTTCACGGCCACCCTGCGGTGCGACATGCCGGTGACCCATCCCAAGGTGGTGGATCTGAAGACCGGGGCCTTCATCGGCTTTGACCTGACCCTGCAGCCGGACGAGACGCTGGAGATCTACCGCAGCACCTCTGACCGGCTGGCCTGCACCCTGACCCGGGAAGGCGTGACCGAGAACATCTTTGCAAAGCTGGACGAGGACAGCACCCTCACCGAGCTGCAGCCCGGCGATAACGTACTGAGTATGCAGGCGGAGTCTGGCTCCGGCTACCTGCAGGCATCCGTGAGCTTTTACCCGATGGAGGCGGGCATCCTGCCCGAACCGCTATGAGAATAGACGTTTTGGACGCAGACACCCTTGCCCGCATGGGCTGGGTGGATGTGTGGGTGTCCATCTACTGGGATAGCCCCTATTACTCCGAGGGCAGCTTTACACTGGAAGTGCGGCCAACCGAGGAAAACCTCCAGCTTTTACAGGAGGGCCGGTGGCTGGTCCGCAGCGATGAGAGCCCCCGGGTTCCCATGCGGATCTGCTCCCGCACAAACCAGAACGAGGACGCGAATTTGGTCTTGAGCGGCTACCCGGCCACCTGGATCCTGACCAAAAGGGTTTCCGCTGCACCCATCAAAGGGCAGAACGCCGAGCAGGCCATGCGCAGCCTTGTGGCGGCGGCAAAGCCGTGGCCGAGGCTGGAGCTGGGCACCGCATACGGCTTTGACACGACCTTTGAAAAGCAGACCTCCGGCGGCACGGTATTCGACTACTGCAAGACCATCGGGCAGGCGTGCGACCTTGGCTTCCGCATCGTGCTGGACGGCAAGGGCAGCAGCAAGCGCCTGCTCTTCGAGTGCTTCCGGCCCACCTTCGACCCGAACCGCCGCTACAGCCCCCAGTGGGGCAACCTTCTGAACGCCGGGTGGAGCTTTGCCGACACCGACTACGCCAACGTAGCCCTCGTGCAGGGCGCAGGCGAGGGCGACGAGCGGGCCACCGTCTGGGTGGGGGATGTGAACACCACCGGCTCTGACCGGCGGGAAATGTACATCGACGCCCGGGACGTGCAGCCAGAGGACGGCGAGACCAGCACCAGCCAGAGCTATCTGGAAAAGCTGGCTGACCGGGGCGGCGAAAAGTTGCTGACCCAGCTGCGTACCGGCAGTATCGAGTTTGATGTGGATGATGACACCCTGCAGGTGGGGGACGTGCTGAGCGCAAGTCTGCCTCAGCTGGGCTATACCGCCATGGTGCGGGTGGCCGACATCATCACCCAGAGCGAGGACAGCGGCACCAGCGGCACTACCCGCACCATCCGGCTGGGCACGCCCACATGGCACAAGACCTAAGGAGGACTTTATGGCCGATATTATCACTTATCCCGAAGACGGCATCCGATATGACGCCGAAGACGCTTCGGGCTACTTTGCCACCCGCCTGAGCGGCGTATACAGCGCAGACGAGGACTTTGCCGTGACCGCAAACGGCGACCTGACCGTGACCGTCAGCGCCGGGCAGGCATGGGTGCGTCCGGCCCGCTTCCGGGGCCGCAGCATCATCCTGGAGCAGCCGGAGACGGTCACCCTGACCGCCGCCGACACTGTGCGCAGCCGCATCGACCGGCTGGTGCTGCGGTACGACGCAGCCGCCAAAAAGACCAGCCTGACCGTGCTGACCGGCACCCCGGACAGCGCCAGCCCCACGGCACCGGAGATCATCCGCACCGCGCTGGTGTACGACCTGTGCCTGGCCGACATCCGCCGCCCGGCGGGCAGCACGGTGGTCACCGCCGCCGACATCACCGACACCCGCGCGGCCGAGGACGTGTGCGGCGTCATGCGGGACGGCGTGACCGGCATCCCCACGGCCCAGCTGCAGGCGCAGGCGCTGGCCATAATGACCCAGCTGTCCACTGAGCTGCACACCAAGCTCGATGCCCTGGACGCCGCCATCGCGGCGGTGGAGAGCGGCAGCTTTTATACCAAGGCAGAGGCGGACCAAAAGTTCGGCACGCCGTACACCCTGCCGCCTGCTACGGCGGACCAGCTGGGCGGCGTGAAGGTGGGCGACTATCTGGACATTGCCCCGGACG